CATTAACATATGATTCGTATATTACTGTAAAGTCTTCTGCCGCAAAAAGTTTATTTTGTCTTGATTTCTGTGCCATAATTAAAACTCTGCGTTTTCTATAAATTCTCTATCGAATTTGACCTGCAACTCTGTTGCGGTTGTTGTTGGTAAGTAATTTAATTTTACATTAACTGTTACTGAATGTGCTTCTTGCACAACTTTTATATTTGAATCAATTATCTGAAATCTAGGATCATAATTTATTACATTATAAACTTCTTCATTTATAGAATCTTGTGTTGATTGATCAAGTGGTTCAAATACATAAAGAGGCAAATCGCAGCCAAAAGTAGGATCTGTCCATTTCTCTCCTTTACGAATATGGAAATGGTTTATTAGATCCTGTTTGGCTAAATCTAAGCCACTCAGGGGTTTACTTGTGTAAGATTCGTTAATTGTTGTATATCCAAATATATTGCTCATACAACTATTTATGCAAAAGATTAACTAAGTAGATAATGGCTCTACAATTAGTTTATCTTCTTGCCAATGTATGTACTTTTGCCAAGCTGCATCGGGTATTATTAGTGTATGATGCTGGTAAGCATAGTTTATTTGGTACCACGAAGGGTGTGTTGGTCGTTGCATAGGTAAAGGATACAAGCTATCACCTTTCTTTACATTGCATGGACCACAAGCAGTGACACTGTTTTCCCATGTTAGTCTTCCACCTTTTGATTTGGGAATAACATGATCAATTGTCAAGTCATTATAAGCAAATTTGTCGCCACAATATTGGCAACAATATTTGTCTCTGACATATAAATTTCTACGAGTGAATTTTGCTTTGGAGGGTTGTTTGTGATAAGTGTTAAGCATAATAATGCTTGGATATGGAATAGTTACTGTTGGCGACCGGAGAAACTCATTTTCGTAATTTTTAATTACGTGTACTTTTTCCGACCACATGGCCTTAATTGCATCTTGCCAACTGACTGTGCTAAGTGGCATTTGTGATAATGGTTGCCCATCAGCATTAAGTAGTAGAACGCTTTTATTCAAGATAAATTCCTTGCAATATAGTAGTATTTAAATATTTTTGGGGTTAGTTAACTGAGTTGTTTTGCTAATAGTCTTTTACGACTTTCAGTCATGTTTGGTAAGAATCTGTTTGTTTCTGCATAATAAACATATTCTGCTTGACTTCTTTGTTCGTCATTCATTTGGTTAGTAATGTATTCTTTTAAAAGTTCTTGTATTCCATCTTCCTTGATGTAACTTCTATCTCTGTATGTTCCGTAATCTCCAAGCATTAATATTTTTGCATCTACTTGTCGGTTAAGTCTGTCAGCACCACTTAGTGTTAATGCAGTTGCTACATAATCCCATTTTCTATCTGTAACAAAATCAAATATTTCAAATTGTCTTGTTGCTTTACCTACACGTGAAAATGTTCCTGTGTCTGCATACAAACTTAACATAGCATCATATTGTGTTTGTGTCAACGAAGTTAATGGAAATTGTTTTTTAAAAGCTCTTTCGTTGTCTTTGAATTCTTCTATCCAAATTGTATATGCTTCCGCTTCTGTTAATCCGTTGCCGTCTAGTCCTACAGTTCCTTTATATCCAATGACTGAATTTTTATTATAGCCAAGCCATTTGGTATTTCTTATTTTAGCATTAATTAATTTATCACTTGCCTCAAGTTCGGATAAGAGTATAGGAGTATTCACTGCTGCACTATCAATTACAGTAAACAAACTATAATCTATAAGATTTTTATTATCAACTGTTGATTGTAAATTAAAACTTGGCATTACAAAATACTTCCTTTACCTGATATAAATGTTTCTTCTACACCGCTTACTCCTTGCCACGGATGCTTTTCTGGTACTCTGCTTGCAGTACTTGTTTTTACATTAGTGTTTGATACTTGATTATGTATTTGAGTTTTTGTTGCTGGCTCTGGTAACCATGTACCGTTCATGTCTATTCTTTCGCCTTTAATAACTTGGTTGCCTGCTACTAGTAAATTATAATTAGTAGCTGATTGTAAGTTCATATCTAATGCACTGTATACATCAACTGCACCCGATGTTGTTTCTAATTTTAATCCATCTCCACCTGTGCTTTTTATGTTTACCCCTATTTCTGCTTGCATATTAATACTGCCTTTAGCATGTACATTGTAGTCACCTTCGGTGTGCATACTGATACCTGCTTTACTGTAAACATCTATATGACCTGCAAAATCCATTTCTACCCAAGCATCGCCTGACTGGTTTGTAATAAAAACAAAACCATTGCTGTCGTCCATTAAAATTTGAGCACCGCTTTTAGTTCGTAATCTAATATTGTTACTAGCATTGTTACTGTCGCCATCGTCCATTGTAAGTACATGTCCTTGACGTGTTGTAATACCAAATACTTTACTTGGTGATTCTCGTCTTGCACTACTTTGACTGTGTCCTCTAACATAATCTAAAGTTAGTCCTTGTCTATTTAATATTGACTGAAAATATTCGTCTACTGGTTTAGTATCTGAATCATTTTGATCTTTTGGATTTTTCTCTACTGCTGGTCCTAGACTTGTTTGTCCGTTTGCATAAACCTGTCCACTTGCTCTGCCACCCATCATTGCATTTCTATCTTTTGCAATTAACGAACCCATTACGATACCTTGTTCAATACTACCAGTATATGCTATAACAACATTTGTTCCTACTTCTGGCGGTTGTGGCCATAGCCCATAACTTGAGGGTGCTTGTGCTTCTTTTGTTTCATCGTCTCCACTGTCTTGTATTTTTGTATGTCCACCATATGGTGTAGCTAATAAACATACTCTTGTTGAATCTTTTGAACCAAATTCAGATATACGTACAGTTATTCTACCTGTATATAAACTATCAGTATTATCTACTACTTCGCCAACATATATTCCACTGAGTGTGTTAATACTCATTTGGTTTTCTTGTGTTCCTCGTCTTGAAACGTTTACACCGTCATGTTTCATTAATGCCATATTATTCTCCTGATAGTTCTATTATTTTTGGTAGTAGTAAAGCTGTATTTGAATTAACATCTTTAATACCATTTAATTGTTGTGTAAATCGACCATTTTGAAATCTGCTCTCTACACTGGTTAATTTATATACTCCTGTACTTATTGGATCTATTTCGCCCTTGACTTGTTCTTGTAATAATTTGTCAGCATTTGGATTAAACTGTAAGAATGTTATTAGTCCATCTTGTACTGAATAATCTGGTGTCTCTAGTTTACCTAAAATAGTTGCTTGCATGTTACCCATCCAATGAGGGTCGCCTTTGATTTCCATAGTAAAGTTCAATGAGTCATATTCTCTTTTAGCCATATCTTGTAATCTACGTGCCACTGCTGAATTTGTACTATATGTATATTCATTTACTTGTGCATCCGGTCCTGAATCTGCTTTTGAAACACCACCAAGTACTGGATTAAAATATCCTAGCTCAACTGATGATTGTTTTATATCTGATAAAAATAATGAATCAGATATTTCAGCAGGTGAAAATTGTTGCTGACCTTCTGAGGTTCTGCCTGCTACAAATGTTCCCGATCCTGGTTGATCTATTACAAAGAATAAATTTTGTACATCTAATTGAAAGTTTATTACTTCCGTATTTACTCCTGTGTATATATAAGAATAGCTTTTTTCAATTGCTAGTGTTTTAAATCTATTTACTTGATATTCTGAATCATTTAATTTTTCATTTCCTTCAGAAATACTGCCAGGAAAGGTTGTTCTATTCATATTAATTTTAATAGTATATGTAATTAAAACTGGTTCTACATTACCATACAAGTGATGATTTTGTTGTATTTTAGGATATGATGTTTCAAGGTCGACTACTATATTTGGTGTGTATCCATACTTTGTTGCTTCTAATACCCATTCATCCCATGCTGGACAATTGTTTTTTATGTCTTGTGCAATTAATGGACCTAACGCAGTTTCTCGTTCAATAGTACGAGTGTTTGTATCAGCATCATGTGGATTAGCTCCTGTTCTATTACTGCTCGCAGTGTCAGTTGTTCCTGCCCATGCTTTAACAGCCAAGTTAAAATTTCTCAAATGGTTGCCGTTTATTTTTCTATCATCGTCTCTTGGTTGTCCTAATGCACTGTTAGGATCAAATACTATTTTAATTTGTCTATTTGGTATTCTTCCATTATTTTGTTCATTTACGGTCATCTGATTAAATTCATTTTCATTATATGCAGTTTCAATGCCATTAACATATTCTTCTATTGTTGTAAAATCTTCTACTGTTATATCTGAATTTGTTTGAGATTCTGTTTGTGCATGTTTGAGATTTGACCATGCAATAATATTATATCTTGTTCCTTCTGGTCCAGTACTACTTCTTATTTGATTAAATTTAACTGGATATATGAATACACCAGGAAATGGTACACTGCCACCAGTGACTGGATCTCTTCCTAAAAATTCTAATTTTAATATAAAGTTTTGCGAGTATAAGTTAGAAGGCTTGCCAAGAGCCTTGCCAGCAGTTAATACTTTGTCCATGAATGTAAATCCTAAACTTTCAAATAAATCAAATTGAATTACACCCGGTGTGGTATTACCGTGTCGCTGACCTGGCGTGATTCTTGCAAGAGATAAAAAGTTATCTACACTGAATTCACTTTCAGCACCTTGTTTAGCAATAATAAATGCTTGGGAATTATTTAATGCAGCATCGTCGTTGCCAATTAAATTTGGATTATTAAAAATTTCATTGTTTACAATATACAATGTCCATCTGTATGTTGGACTATCTACTGTGCTTAACCAATTTGGTGTAACTGTATTATCTAACTGAGTTAAGTCTATTGTTTTTTGAACATCTGCTACTTCTACATTTTCTGTATAGAGTCCATCAACTCCTGATGCTTGCTCATATCCATATTGACTGTCGTCAAAATCTGTTGGTTGTTCTGCGAGATTAACTTCGTCTACTGGTTTTCCTTCTGCTAAAGCAACACCAGTTGCAATAACTTCTGGTGTATATTTCCCATCAGATCCTGTACTAGCACCTTCCATCTTTGCCATTGCAGTTATTAATTCACCTGTTAAGTGTGGGTTGCCTCGCAATGATCCTAAATCATCATTTGCACCTACTCCCATTTCGTTTGCTACATAGGATATGTATTGGTCAGTATTGTTTTCACTTGGCGGTGCCCACTGTGATACAATACCACCTACTGTGTTTAAGCCGTCGCGTTCGTTGTATGTGTATAAATTCTTTGCCGCGGCTCGTACACCGTATTCTGGATTAGTAAAAGTTTCAAAGCCACCGTTGGGTTCACCTGCACCTTGCCAGTTATTGTGTGGAGATGCTTTAATGTTTAACGGATTATTGCTTCTATCCGAACGTGTGCCGTTTCCCTCTGACATATTATGAGAACCTTGCAGGAACTTTAATTTTTAAACCTGCTTTAAAATCTAAAATTGGATCAGCTAATTCATCTTGGTTGAATATTCCAAATACCCACCATAGCTTTGCGTTACCATATAAATCATATGCTAACAAATCAGGTTTTTCGTTATATCTTTCACTTAGTGTTATAGTTTTGGTTGTTGTATTTTTTATATCAATACTATCAATAGTAAGCTCATCTAAATATTGATTGTTAGTAATTTTTGTATCTCTGTATAAACTATCTGTTCTATAAGTTGCCATTAAATAAATCCTCCTGAGTTGCCACCTTTCATTAAATCTCCACTTGCAAAGCTTCTAATGTTAAAATTATCTTTAACTGTTTTTGGTGGAAGTTGTGGAACTAATTCAACTGATAATAATGATAGTGTGGGTACTGAATGTCTTTCGCCGTCTAACTCAAACTCTACATAATCAGTATCTTCTGGTAATGTGTATGTAAAGTTTCTAAGCACAACTGGAACATTGCTTGCATGTACACTACCATACGCACTAAATTTTAATATAGGCGGTGGAGTGCCTGCAGTCGGTCCTGCTTGTGATCCAAAGTCTGATTTTGTACAAGTTCTAAAAAAATGCATAGCAGCAGCTGAGTATCTTGCTTCTTCTTCTGTGTTAGCAGGAAATAACGCAGTTACTGACATTGGAGGGTTTGGTGTATTCATATAGTAATTTTGTTGATAAATCGAACCTACCACATCATATGTTCCATAACTTGCACTATGGGACATTTGAATAGTTGGAGTTAGTGGAAACACTACACCACCATCTTGTGCTAATGGACTTAATAAACTAGATTCAGATTGGAGAGAATCAAATTGATTTGAAAACCCAAAAGGTTTACCACGTTCTTTTAATACTAATTTTGCTTTGTTTGTTACGCCTGCCATTATGTTAACCTCTCTTCTATAAATTTAAAAATCTGTTCATTGTATTTGCCAAAAAACTTAGTAAATGCTTGTTTTTTAGCTTCTTCTTCGCCATCGCTTGCCATAGTTGCACGAAAGTCGCTTGCACTCATTCCACCTTGCATAAGAGGTGCTACGTATACATATCCTCTTTCTTGTGCAGTTGGAATTAATTCATTCATATCATTTGGTA